ACGGACATGCTTCACCTGCTGTAGCGGGACAAAAGCTTCCGGAGTCTTTGACAAGACAATCCGGAGCACTCGGATGGGGCTAAGCCGGGGAAGCGCGGCCCTGTAGGTTGGCGAGATCGAAGCGCTGGTAGCTTTCCAGGAACGCATTCATCCCTTGATGGATGGGCAGGGACAGGAACTCTTCGGCTCGCGCTCGGGTGATATGCGCCTTGATCTCCTCCGAGGGCGAACCGAGCGCCGCAAGTTCGGCGTCATCGATCTCGAACATCCTGATGGGTGCTGCTCGGCAGATATCGAACTTGGACATGGGGGTCTCCTATCGCGTGCCGGTTATAATCAGCTCGCGCGCCGGCGTCGATGCGCCGCTGATGCGATAGCTTAGGGTCACCTCCTCGATCATGAAGCCCGCGAAGATCGCCCGCACCTCCGGCCGGTCATTGATCGACAGAATGAAGCGGCCCTGGATGGCTCGTAAGAGGCCGCTAAGGGCCTCGAAATCGGCCTCTGAGAACACTCCCACCCCATAATCGTCCACGCATCCCCAATAGGGCGGATCGAGGTAGAAGAGCGCGCCCGGCCGATCGTAGCGGCGGATGAGATCGGGATAGGGCAGGCGCTCGATGTGGACGCCGGCCAGGCGCTCATGGACCGCCTCCAGCATCGGCACGAGCTTCGTCAGATCGAATCGGGCCGGGCCGGTGCGGGTGACGCCGAAATTTCGTCCTTCGACCTTGCCGCCGAAGGCCGTGCGCTGGAGGTAGAGGAAGCGCGCCGCCCGTTCGAGATCGGTAAGCGTCGCGGGATCGACCCGCATCAGCCGCTCGAACTCGGCGCGGCTGGAGAGCTGCCATTTCAGCGTGTCGAGGAACTGCTGATAGTGGCGCTGCAGGATGCGGAACAGCGTCGTCACGTCGGCCGAGATATCGTTGATCACCTCGACTTTCGGCCGCCGATCGCGGCGGAAGAATACGCCGCCCATGCCGATGAACGGCTCGGCGTAGAGATCGTGCGGGATGGCCTCAATCCGCTCGACGAGGCATTTGGCCAGCAGCTTCTTGCCGCCGATGTAAGGTGCGACCGGCCGCACCGGCTCGATCGATTCCAGATGTAGAGACTCCATTAACCTCGGCCATTCACATGAGCCCCGCCGGGGTGCCCGGCCGGGGGAACTGAACGCTGCCCGGGCAGCGCGAGGTGCGGGTGTCCGCCCGCGGTGAAGGGCGTTGGCGCGCCCTTGTGCCACCCCCGATCATCCGGGAGCGGCGAGATCAGTGGCCGATGCCGAAGACGACCGTGGCGGTGTTTACGCCCGTCGCCGAGAAGACGGTGCCCCCGGTGACGCTCTTGACGCTCACAAATGGATTGTTGTCCTGGGCATCGAGATCATTCCAGCCGCCGTTGCACCAGGCGCCGAAGCAGGCGGTGTCAAACTCGGTCGGCCAAAGGAAGTTGGTCGATGCGTTGCCGTTCGCGGTGAGATGGACCCACTGCAAGACGAAGCCGCCGGGGAAGGTGTAATAGCCGTCATTCGTAAGGCTCCGCGGCAGGTTGCCGGCGACGATGTTCAGGATCGCTGCGAGCAGCTGGGTGTTGTTGCCCTTCACCAGCGCCTCGTCGCCGCCGGCGGGATTGGTGATGACGTTGACGATCTCCTCCTGGACCGCGTTGGCCCAGTCGGCGTCCACGGCCGTCCCCGGAACCGTGTCCACAAACATTCCGCCTACGTTGTTGGGTGCGTCGATACGGTGCATGGCTCAGCTTTCCTCGTAGGAGAAAACAACATGGGTGTGGGCCGGTTTGGCGTGGGCGATGATGCATTCAAGGCTGATTGAGCCACCATCGGCGAGCAGGTCGCCGACACGGGCTCGGCCGACCCGGAAGAGGCGGTAATCGGTCGCGGTGAGGACGTGGACGCGCCAGACGAAGCGCCATTTGCCGCCGGTGATCAGTGGCGTGAGCGACGCGTCATATTCATCCACGTCGGGATCGAACTCGAAGATCTGGATCTCGTAACCGAGCGACGCCGCGAGCTGGATGTAGAAGGCCCGCGTCTGCCCGGCCTGGAAGGCGAGCTTGCGCCAGGCGGCGAGCTGGCGGCCGGCAATCGTCGTGGCGGCGGCGGTGCAGGGATCGGGAAGGCCGAGCACGCCCTCCCACTGGCCGAGCAGCTCGGCCGTGGTGCGCGGATCGCTTTCGAGGAGCAGCGCGTCGATCCGCGCGTCCAGGCGGGCGAATTCCTCCGCCCAGCCGTCGAGCAGCTTGGTGAGGTTAGCGCTGTCCTCGCGCGGCCAGGCCGCGCCGGTCGGCAGCAGCGCCTGGAGTGCGGAGCGATGTTCGGAAGCGCTCGGCATCAGGCCCCCGTCACGCCCACGTGATCGCGCCGAACACGGTGATCTCGCCGGGGGCGGCGGTCACGTTGGCCGAGGGCGCGGTCAGCACATGGTCCGTCTCGCCGGCGGCAATGGAGATCGCTTCGCGGATATGGCTGATCAGCAGCGTGCCGCCCGGTTCCGCCTCTCTGGCGATCAGATCGCGGAGCTCGGCCGCAACGGCGTTGCGCACCGCCGTCGTGTCCGGCGTGAGGTCGATCGTGAAGTTCAGGGGGTCGGCGACCGGCGCGAAGACGTCGACGTCGGCGGTCACTGGTCGGAGCGGGTCGATATGGGCCGCGACCGCGTTCACGTCGGCTGTGAGCGGGATGATGTTGTCGCGGCCGTCCATCGTGAAGGTGAGCCCGACCGTGCCGAGCCCGTTCATGTTCGGATAGACCCATGCGCGGGTCACCTCCGGCACCTCGCGCGCCCAGCGGATATAATCGCCCTCGGCACCGCCGGCAGGCTGCTGGGCGATGCGGGCGAGCAGGCGGGCGCGCAGCGATGCGTCATCCTCCTCGTCGAGGCCGCCGGCAATGCCCGGCGCGGCGATCGTGGCGATCGCCTGGATGCCGGCGATCGGCGAGGCGAAGGTGAGTTGCTGGCCGGTGTCCATCCCCGCATCCGCGCCGGCATCCTCCGCCTCGATCGACGCCGCGGCGGTGCCCCCGGCGATCGTCGCGTCGGCGGTGATGAGATAGCGCGCGCCATCGGCCCGCATCAGCACGGTGCCGGCGGGCGCGACGATCCCGTTGGTGCCGGTGAGGGTCGCGGTGCCGGCGGCGAGCACGGCCGCCTTGCGGGTGAGGCCGAAGATCGTTGCCCAGCGCGCCAGGTGCTCGGCGTCGGCCGTGTCGGGGAGGATCTGCTCGGCGATATAGTCGAGATAGCCATAGGCGCCGTGGAGCGCCCCGGCATGGGTGCGGGCGAGGACGTCGAGCGTCGATCGGCGCAGCCGGCTGTCCGCACCGGGCAGACGGGCGTCGAGATCGGCGCGATCTCGCGCGATCAGATCGGAAAGGGTCGGACGGGCGAAACTCATGCTGTGGCTTCCCAGACGAAATCGAAGCGCTGCCGCGCCGGGCCTTCCGGCCGGGTGATGACGATGCCGAGCCCGAGCGTGGCGGGCCGGATCGCCTCGGCCGTCACCTCGATCGACTTGGCGATTCCGTCCTCGATCAACCAGGCGAGCGCGTCGCGGGCATAATCGCGCGCCCTGGTGAGCACGGACGGCGTGATCTTCTCCCGGTGGAGCAGCCACAGCCGCGAGCCGATGCGATCGCCCTCGACCTCGGCCAGCGCATCGCCCCACCAGCCGCGCTTGTCGGCGCCCGGCTGCGGCAGCGGATCGTCGTCGCGCGCGCGGGCGTCGCTGAAGAGCGAGATGATCACGGCGGTGCGCAGCCCGTCATCGGTGGCCAGCGCACCGGCGGAGAGGAGCAGGTCGGCCGCGAAGGCGTCGCTGTCCCAGGCGAGGGCGATATCGGTCATTGCGAGTGCCCCGCGAGGGCCGCCTCGAATGCAGCCATGCCTCCTCCACCTGGGCCGAAGAAACGGTCCAAGGCGTCAGGGCCAAGCACGGCCTTGGCGCGGCGCATATCGTCAGGGTTGTCGTACCTGAACGTAGCAATCGGCTGTGATCGTTCCGGGAACGCTGCGGCAAAAGCGGCTTCAAAGGCTTCGGAGCAGCGCGCGCACGTTCCCTGTTGCGGATCGTAAGTCACGTGGATCTGATCGCCGTAACTGGTGAACGTCTCAATGCCCGTGCCGGCGTCCTCTGGCTGGCCGAGTAGGCTTTTACCGCACCACGTCTTGCCGACGCCCCGCGTCCGCGGATGCCGCTCGGCCCGGCCATTGCGGAGATGGACAGTCCCGACCGCGCTAGGGATTGGAGCATTCATATCGGCCTCCCCATCCGCCAGACGTGCCGCGCGATCGCGTAGGGGAGCCAGAGCGGAGCGGCGCCGATCACCGCAACGCCATAGGCAACCACCCAGGCGAAGGTGGCGAGGAACGGGAGCACCTCGCGATCGGCGACGAACATCACGCCGCGGCCGAAGCGAGAGAGGCCGGATCGCGATATCATGGATGCTCCCCGCTGCTCTCCGCATCAAACTGATACGAGACGCCTTGCCATGTTCCGCCGTAGTTCCCCGCCTGCGCTGCGGAAACTCGGCCGCATTCGCTGATGGGCGGGCTGTCCGCCATAAGCCGATCAACAAGAGCGGATCGCGCTTCCGAGTTCGGAAAAGTGATGGTGAGCTTGCATTCCGTCGGATCGACCCCGGCGGCGCAGAGAAACGCGCGAAGATCGACAAATAGCTGGTTGCCGATCGAATAGGTTGATGGGCCGCTCACGACTGACTCTCCGTGTTGAGACATTCCGGACACGGCTGGAGCAAGGTGCCTTTAGCGACAGCGCCGCGGGCGTGATCCATGTCGACGAAGCACCATTCCACCGGGCCAAGGTTCGCGCCGCACATGGCGGAGCGGTGGTCCTTCCGAATGTGCCTGTGCCACTCGCTCACGCCAACCTTCACGCCTCGTCTCCCTCTGGCGGCACGAGCCGATCGGCCTGGCGGACGAGCGCGATCGCGGCCTGCTGGGTCCAGTCGGCAATGACGCGCAGCTTCTGATGCGGCTCACCGGAGACGCCCTCGACCAGCTCCGGCCGCATCGCGACCAGGCGCGCGTCGATCTCGCCGCTCGGCAGGCGCCACAGCTCGATCTTGCAGAGCAGCGATCCCGGCGCGGGCGGAAGGGCAGCGACCGAGGCCATCAAGCCGCCCTCACCTTGGTCGAGCCGCCGGTGATCACGCCGCCGGCGACCGTGTCGCCGATCCGCGCCACCCGCGCGCCGCCGGTGCCGCCCAGGTGGATGTCATCGGACAGGATGACGACGCTGTCCGCCTCGACCTTCGCGCTCGGGGCGACGACGCGCACCTCGACCGGGCTTTCGACCAGGATGCCGTCCTCGGTGAGCACGATCTTCTGCCCGCGATCGTCATAATGGATCGTGTCGCCCGGCTGGAGCGAGGTCGGCCGGGAGGCGCGATCGTCGGCGGCGATGACGACGCCGTGGCTGCGCAGCCCGCCGGGGAAGACAACGATGCACTCGGCGCCGGGGCGCGGCACGCCGGAGAAGCCGTAATTCTGGAAGCGCTCGGCCTCGTCCTGCACCTCGTCGGCGAGCAGCTCGATCTGGAGCGCCTGGAGCTTCGCGCCGTCGTTCACCGCCGCTATCACCGCGCGGCCGACCATCATCTGCACCCGGCGCGCGAGCGGCGCGACCATCCGCTTCATCGCGCTCATGCCTTGCCCCCGATCGCCGATGCGTCGGCATCCTCGGAGATGGCGAGCTGCGAAAAGGCCTCCGGCGGCGCGACCGTGAACTCCGTGCGCGTGCCGTCCTGGTCGAGCATCAGGCCGACCTCCGTCACCAGCATCGCGCCTTCCATGAACAGCCAGGGCGCGGCGACCTCGACCGTCACGCCGCGATCGCGGAGCGTGCCCGCCGGCGTGCGCCAGCCCGGCACGGTGATGGTGGCGGATTGCGAGCGGCCGGCGCGAACGGTGGCTTCCCAGCTCGCCCGCTTCTTGAGGCTCCCGGCGTCCGACTGCTCTTCGCCGATGATGATGATCGGCCGGTGGCGCTTCACCGCCGGATCGCGCGACTCGGCCTTGGGCTGGGAAACCGTTTTGCCGGACGCCTCGTCGTCGCCGGATGACTGGCCCTTGATGATGTAATCGCTGAACCGCTCGGAGACGTCATGCGTGCCCTCGGCCGTGAGGATAGTCTCGCCCTGGGCGAGCCGCTCGGTCGCCTCGCCGGCCTTGGGCGAGACGAGCTCGATATCGCCGGCGACGGTGGAGACGGCGAGCAGCCCGCGATAGCGGCACAGGCGCTCGATCGCTTCGAGCACGGTCTCCCCCTGCTGGAGCGCGAACCGCTTGATCGGCGGCGCGGTCGAAGCCTTTGCCGTGATCTTGATCCCGAACGGCTTGGCGAGCTCGGCGGCGATCGTCTCCAGCTTCGTGTTGCGCCAGCTCCCCGGCTTGTGGACCGCCGAGCAATCGACCAGGTCGGCGGCCTTGTCGCGGCCGGAGACGCTGATCGCGTGACCGTCGCTGCTGAAGCTGGGATTGAGCGCGTCGATCCAGCCGGTGATCACAGTCTCGCCGCCGATCCGCACTTCGCAGGCCGCGCCGGCCTTGAAGGCGAAGGGCCGGTCGGCGCCGGGCGCGCGCTCGGCGAGGCTGAGCGTGAAGCTGCCGACCGGGGTATCCAGCCCGCGCCGGATCTCGACGCCGGTCCACCCGTCGTAGATCTCGCCGCCGATCGAGAGCGTCACCTTGTCGCGCTCCTCAGCCACGGGTCGCCTCCGTCGAGTTTGGCGTGAGCAGCTGGAGCGGCTGGCCGCCCGGCACCAGGCTCGGATGGCGGACGGCGTTGCGGGCCACGATCTCGGCGGCGCGCGACGCGATCTCGCGCGGGACGCCATAGATCCGCTGCGCGATGACAAGCGCGGGCTCGGTGTGCGCCGGGGTGTAGCCCTGCAAACGGGCGAGCGTGCCGCCGCGCGAGGTGACATCGCGGACGAGCGCGCGGCGAAGTCGATCGAAGCTGCCGGCCCAGCCATCGTCGCCGGCGTCGGCCGCGCGAATCGCGAGAATGTCCAGCTGGTCGGCGGCCTGGTCGCGCGTCTCGATTGCGTCCTCGTAAGAGGCGAAGGTGGTAGACGCGACGGCGCGGACGAGCTCGGTGGAAGCCGCGACGGTGACCAGGCTGACGATCGCGCGCTGATTGTCGCGCTGAAGGATGCGCGCGGGCGTGTTGCCAAGCACCGGATCGAGATCCTCGCCGAATCGCATCAGCCAGGAGAAGGCGGCGATGCGGCCGACGCTGTTGCCGAGCGCGCCCACCGTCTGCACCAGGCCGACAACCGAGCGGCCGAGCTCGATCGGCGAACGGAGCAGGCCGGAGATATTCTCCGGAAGCAGCCGCAGCCCGGTGTCGAACGCGCGGAGCGCCGGCCCGGCGCCGCCGAGCAGTCCGCCCGCGATCGACGTCGACAAAGCCGCGCCGCTCACCAGGTCGCCGGCGGCCGACTGGACGAAGCCGGTGGCGCCGGAGACGGAGAAGCAGCCGCCAAATTCCTGGGCAGCGAACATGGCCTCGGCCTCGGCGACGGCGCGCGATCGCGCGGCCGTGTCGGCCTTGGCGGGCGCGGCCGGAAGCTCGCCCGCCTCGACGAAGCTGATCGCGAAGGTGGCGATGCCGCCGCCGCCTTCAGCAGCCTCCTCGCTCACACGATAATTTTCGACCGCGACGGTGAGCGTGCCCTTGAATGGATGGACGAGCGTGCCGGGGCCGAGCTGCTCGAGCGCATCCTGGAGCGCGTCGCGCTCGGCATAATAATCCTCGCCGCCAACCCAGCAGTCGATGGTGAAGCGGCGCACCGCCCGGCCGAGATCCTCGTAGCCGGGCTTGTCGCGCTGCGGGAACTCGTGGACGACGCCGCGCCGCCCGCCCTCGCCTTCGACGCGCGAGGTCCGGAACGCGGCGCCGCGGAAGCTGCCCGTGCGATATTCTTCGCGCCAGCTCATCCGACCGTGCTCATGATTGGGGCGCGGAAGCCCTTGTTGACGCGCATCGGCATAGGCCCCGCGCTTTGGGTGCGGACGCCGAAGCCGGGTGGAGCGGTGATGTTGACATCAAGCTTGCCGTGCTGCGGCGGGATCGCCATCGGCCCCCGCCACCCCTGCGGCAGCGCTGCCGCCGGTGCGCGCGGGCCTCGCCGAGCAGGCGCGGAGCCGCGGCCCGATAGCCACGAGTTGGCAGCGCCAATCGCCTGTGCCCCCTGGCCGACCGGATTGGTGGCGATATTGAACCCCGTCCGAAGCCAGGTCGGCACGCTGTTCGCCGCGCGCGCCACCGCCGCGATCGCGCCGGCGACCTTGCCCATTGCCGAAGCGATCGTGCCGATGTCCCGGCCGATCTGCTGCCAGTCCGCCTCCTCGAACATGCGCACGACGCTATCGACGAGCGCCCCCATCTTCGTCGCCCAGCGGTCTATCGAGCCATCCTTCTCGGCGCGCTCGAAAAAGGCGAGCATCTTGTCGATCGCCCGGCCGACTGCGGCGCCAACGCCCTTGTCCCACACCTTCACCGCCGTCATCGACAGCTTGTCCATGAGGTTCGACCATTTGCCGGAAACGGTGCGCGACTGGCGCTCCATGCCGCCTGCGAACTTCGAATCGAGGATGCCGAGGATCGCCTTCTGGATCGCCATCGCATCCTTTTTGACGGTGACCTTGGCGCTCTTCCCGGCCTTGGTCATGTAGCTGAAGGTCGCGTCATTGCCCTTCAGCGAGCCCTTGATCCCGAACTCCTTCATGCGCTCGAACTCGCCGGTCATGGCGTCGGCGAGCATTTCGACGGCGGACATCACGTCCCTGTTCATCGAAGACGCGGTGTCGCCGAGGGTGCGCAGTGATCCGTTCATCGGATCGATGCCGTAGTTGCGCGCTTGGAGGAACGCCGCGACGACGTCGGCGAGCTGGTAAGGCGTCTGGGCTGCGAATTGCGTGATCCACCCCATCGAGCGCTTGGCCTTCGCGCTAGATCCTTCGAGCAGCTCCATTTGCGTCCGGAACTTTTCGAATTCGACGCCGGAGCGGATGACGCCGGCGAGCCCTGCTGTCGCGCCGGCGCCCACCGCGAAGGCACCGAACCGCAGCGAGCTGCCGATGATCTCGCCTACCTTGTAGGCGGCCTTGCCGGTGAGGTCGAAACGGCGGTTAAGGGCGCGAAGCCGAGATTCGGTGCGGCTGGCGAAGCGGTCGATGGCGTTCGCGCCGCGAGTGGCGAGGCGTTCGGCCGATCGGCCGACGCCGTCCAGGGCTCGGGTCGTTCCCGTCGCCGCGCGCCTGGTCGGCGCACTCATCCGATCGATAGCCTGCAAGAGCAGGCTGACACGCATCGTCACCGCCCCGTCTCCTCAGTGATCCGTCGCGCCTGGCTCAGCCAGAATAGAAGTTCGTCGAGATGCATCGCGCGGAGCTCGCTCGGCGCGATGCCGAAGCTGATCGCTAGGTCCCCGAGGACTTCCCGCCAGTCGACTGGCCAGGCGTCATAAAAGACTCGACGATCTCGTCGATCGCCATGAAGTCGAGGGCGTCGAGCTTCTTCACTGCGATGCCGGTAAGACCGGAAAGCCGCTCGACCATCGCGACGGTGCGCGCGGTGCCGCCGGTGCCGGCCGCCTCACAAGCGAGCAGATCTCCGGCGTTGGGACGGCGCAGCGTTACTTCGCTGATTTGCTGCTCACGATCACCGACTTGCACAGTGACCGGATAGACGAGGATGTAGGTGCGCTCGCCGGCCATCACCGAATCTCCTCAGCCGGCGGTCCCTGAAAGACCACCTTGGCCTTGCCCTCGCTGGTGTTGATCGACGGCACCTCGGCCGAGTAGCCGTTGCGGATGATCCACGTCTGGCCGGTGTCGTACTCGACCGTGATCGTCACGTCGGTCATCGCGCGGATATCGGAGAGCCGGAGGCGATCCTTTACCAGGAGCGACATTTCCAGCTTGCTCGGCTCGGTCTTCTCCCGAAATCCACCGGCCTGGTAATCGCCGGTGACCGGCTCGCGCATCGGCCCGCCGACTTCGAGCGTGGTGGCGCCATCGGTGTCGAGAAGATCGCCATCGATCTTCACCTTGGCCTGGCCGACAACCCTTTCACCCATCGCTTAGTCCCTTCTTAGAGTGTCAAAAGAGGCGTTTCAGAGCCGGAATTCGATCCGGCCCGCGAAGACGCGGAACTGGTTGACGATGTTGGGCGGGATGAGCGCGTTCACCCGACTCTTGTCGGTCGCGTCGCGCTCGACGATCAGGTCGTTCACGAACTGGTCGAGATCCTCGACCAGGCCGGCGTCCTCCAGCTCGCGGAAGAGCGCGATAAGCTCGGCGCGGATGATCTTCGGCGTGACGATCGCCTGCCCCGAACCGAAATTCGCATCGTCGCCGGCGAGCTTATAGCGCGGGAATTTCTGCGCGATCCGCGCGCGCACCACATAGCGAAGATAGGCGACGGTGAGCGGCGTGTTCACGTCCAGCCAGGCGACGTCGTCGAAGCCAAAGGCGTTCGTCTGGTATGTCGTAATCGGCCGCTCGATGAGGACGTTGCCGCCACTGTCGACGATGAAGGTGGAGATGCCGTCACGGAGCAGAAGGTCACGCTCCGACCGTGTGAAGCGGCTCTGCTTCTTCGGCGCCATCACCTCGGCCATCGCCAGCGTCTGGAACGGCCGCGCGGGGTCGATCGAGCCATAATAAGCGATGAGGCCGGCATAGGCGGCGGCCCACGCCCAGGGCGATGTCGGCGACAGGTTCGCGCCGATCAGCGAGACATAGGGGCTGTTGCGCGTCGCGCCGAAGGCCGCGAGCGTGCCGAAGCTGCCGCGAACGCCGGCATAGGCCATGCCCTCGATCTGGCGCATCGGCCCCCACCGGCTGGCGAGCTCGGTTTCGACCGAAGTGAGCGTCGTCGCGTCGGCGACATTGAGGACGATCGTCCGGTACTGCTCGTCGCCAAGCGCCGCCCACACGGCCGCGAGGTCCGGATTGCCGGTGCCGCCCGAGAGGCTGACGATCGCGACCGTCACGCCGGCGGGCGTGAACTCGCCCTCATAGTGGTTCACGCGGACATCGATGTCGTTGCCGGTCGTTCCCTTGTGGCGCGAGGTGAGCGTGACGACGCCGGCGGCCGGCGCGGCGGTGACCGGAAGGTCGGCATTGGCATTGATCGCCGCCGCCGTCGCCGTCGCGATCTGGGTGGCGGTGTTGCCGGAGGCGACGCCCACCGGAACGCGAATGCCTCCGATCATCAGCGCCAGCGTGCCGGCAGCGGTGGCCGGGCCGGTGAACGTGATGGTGCCGCTCGCCTGGTTGCCCGCGAGCAGATCGTCGAGCGCCACCGCCCACGTCTCAGTCACGCCGTTATTGGCGATCAGCGCCGCCACCATCGTGGCAAGCATCGAGCCGCGGCCGAAGAGCTGCTGCGCCTGGGAGAGGTTCACGATCCGATAGGGCGTCGCGACGGTCGCGATCCCGGCGGCGAGCTTCTGCCCGATGATCAGGATCTTCTGCGCCGCCGCGGGCAGGCCGGAGACCGCCTTGGAGGCGTCGAACTCGACGTGCTGGCCGGGCGTCCGGATATCGACCGGGATCTGATTGAACGAGATCTTCATGCGTCGGCTCCCTTGGCGGCGCGGGCGGGCTTGGGCGGATCGGCCTCGACGACGTCGCCGTCATCCAGGCGGCGCAGCCAGTATGTTTCGCGGGAAACAAACTCGCCCTCGGCGTCGAGCAGCAGCCCGTCCGGTTTGCGGACGCGGCGGCCTTCGCCGGGCTTCAGGTAAAGATCGTTCATCAGGGCTGCTCCAGCTCAACATGATCGGTGGCGTCGGCGTGCTCGTCGTCCGGGATCTGGACGCCGGCGGCGACGGGGTCTGCGTCGATCGGCCCGGTCGAGCCGCTGCCGAACGACGGGATGTCCCAATTCGCGTGGAAGACTTCGAAAGGCTCGATGCTGTCGTCGCCAGCGGGCTCGATCGAGAAACGCGTGGTGTAGACCTGGGCAAGCACCGAAATGCCGCGCTTGCGCATCGCGTCGGGAATGCGGACCTGGCGGAGATCGCCCGGCTTCAGGCGGGAGATATCGAGCCCGAGGTTTGAACCGGCGAGGAGACGGAGGCTGTCCTCCGCGAGCTGGTAGGAGCCGGGCTCGGCCGGACTGCCGCCGTGGCGCTGCGCCGTTTCGTTGCGGGCACTCTGCGCGCCGACGAGCAGGTAGAAGGTGCCCGTCATCGTGATGACGCCGGAAGTCTCCTCGACGACGTCATCCGCGCCGGCGAAGGTCACCCAGGCGGCAGGCGCGCGGATCTCGGTCTTCGCGCCGATCGCGCTCTCCCAATCCTCCGGGAAGCTCTCGCAGGTGCGCCACTGGTAGCCGAGCAGCGGCTCAGCCGCGCGCAGCCTGGCGAGAATACCGTTCTCGATCGCGGCGATCATGAGCGCGTGATCCGAAAGCGAAGGCTCCACTGGCCAGGCTCGCGGCCGGTCCAGCAGATGGAGTTGTAATGACCGGGAAATGGACGGCGCGGGTATCCCTGTGGCCACCAGACAGCCCCGAACTCGAGCCGCAAAGAGGCCGGGATCAGCTCACCTTCGCGGGCATCGCGCGGGCGTGGCAAAACCAGCAGGTCAATTGCCCAGGCACCCGGACCCCGAGAATAATCGGGTCCAGCACGGAACCAGAGGAAGCGCGTCTTAATCATCATCGGCGCACCGCGACGGCGCAGCCAACTATGAAGATGACGGCGAGCGCCAACTGGGCTGCGACGATCCACTCGTCGAGGTTCATCGGTCGATCTCCGGGAAATCCTCGGCGATGTAATCCTCGGTGAGCGCGATCACTTCCTCGCGATCTTCCGAAGACAGGCCGAGGAAGGCGCGCTGCGGGATGGTCACCTGCTCGACGGAGCGGAAGCCGAGACCGCCCGGCAGCTTGAACTTGAGCGGGCCGGACTTGCCGCGGATCGTCCCGCCCGTCTGGTGGATGCCGGCGTAGCGGACGTTGGTGCCCACCTCGACCTGGTCGGAGCCCGCGCGATAGGTGATCGACTGTTTCAGCCGCGCGCTATCGGTGAGCGTCTTGCCGCCGGTCTCCCGCGCGCGGATGCTGGGTTTCCACGGCGCGCCATCCGGATCGCGCTCGTCATCGAACCGCTCGATCGTCGTCGACTCGAGCATCAGGCCGATGCGGTCGAACAGCGGAAAGAGATTGCCGGCGCGGGCCGCCAGCGCGGCGAGCCGCTGCTCGACCAGACTGTCGCCACGAACCGTGATGGAGATCGCGGCGGACATCAGAAGCCCTTGAGCCGGTCGCGCGAAAAGACGCGGCCGGGATCATTCACCAGCACCGCGCCGGGCCGCGCCGCGATCGCGTCGATCTCGCCGCCGTCGAGCTTGATCAGGCCGCGCGAGATCTTCTCCAGCAGGCCCATCGCATCCTTGTAATTGGCGCGGACCTGGTCGGGCGCTTCCTCGTAGAGGCGGTAGAGGGCGATATCGCAGACGATGTCCCGCAAGAGCGGCGGCACCTCGGTCGCGCCGGATGCGGAGTAGATTTTCGCGACGAAGCTGTCGGCCGTGTTCGATCCCTGCTCCAGCGCCCAGGCGATGCGGGCCTGCGCGGCGTCGTTCCACTCAGCCTGGTCGGCGAGCTGGACGAGGCGTTCTTCCCGGAACCGGGCGCGCATATCGTCGGGAGATGCGTAGGCCATCGCGGTTGCAGCGTCCTTGGGTCAGTGGTGCGATCCGGAGCGGGGGAACAGGGTAGAAACCCCGCTCCGGATCGGCTTAGGCGTCGGCCTGCGGTGCGAGCGCGGGCTTCGGCTTCTCGGGTGTCTTGGGCTTGGCTTTGATCGCCTGGCGCAGCTGGGCGATCTCGTCCTTGAGCTCGTGAACTTCGGCCTCGGCTTTGCTGCCGCGCTCGACCCACGACTGCAGATCCGCGCGGAGTTCGTCGTTCACGTCCGAGAGCTGCAGCTCGCGGGTGCGGGCGGCGGCGAGATCGGCGGCGAGCTGCTCGGCCGAGGGCAATGGCGGTGGCGGCTCCGGCATGTTCGCCTTCGCCTGGTCGATGATCGACTGGAGCTGCTCGGCCGAGTGCGCCCGCTCGGCCTTGCCGAGGCGCTTCCACTCGCCCGAAGGCTCCATCAGGTCGATCGTCAGCACCGGCTCGCGCAGCACCGCGAGCAAGCGCTCGCCGTCGAGATCGCGGATATCGACCTCGATCGTATCCTCCGCCCCCCAGGCGAGCCCCGCCCGCCGGAAGGGCGTCCGCTCCGACTTGAGCCGGAGCGTGCCCGGAAGCGCGCCCATCACGGCAGCCGGTCGGCGTAGACGAGCTCGACAGCCTTATAGTGCTCGTTGCTGTCGCCGCCGCCGCTGAGCTGCTTCAGGAACAGCGCCTCGGCCGCGGCGCGGTTCGACACGCCGTAGACGATGTGCGTCGGCCGGATGCCGCGCGGATCGCCGACGTCATCCTTGTACGCGGCCATGATGTCGCGCGCGGCGACATAGTTGGCGGCGTTGAGCGTGGCGGTCGAGCGATAGGCGAGGAACGGCATGGTGTAGCCGCACGCGCCGCGCGCCTCGGCGAAGGCGGTGAACTCGCCGGTGCGCGCAACATGGCTGTCCTTCAGGTCGTTCACCCACCAGAAGTGGGGCTTTTCGCGCTCCTGGAAGATGAGCGGTTTGATCGGCTTCGAACAGTCGAGCAGATACCAGGGCTGCACCGTGCCGGCAGTGTTGATGTTCGAGTAAGTGGTGCCGGCGTCGTCGTAGTTCGGATGATCGCTGTCGAAGAAATACTGGTTGTCGAAGCACGGACGCAAATGACCCTGGGCGAGCGCGTCGAAGCGCAACCGATCCGGCCAGAGCTCCGCCTCCATGCCCCAGCCTTCGAACATGGCTGGGTACAGGCCGAGATTGTCGTCCTCGATCTGGTGCTTGTGGATCGCGACGGTCGCTTCGTAGGGATCGTTGACGAGCTGGTAGGCCTTCTCCTCGACAGACTTGATCCGCTTTTCGCCCACCCACTTCCGGAAGGTCGGCAGCTCGCCGAGGAAGCCGTAAGTTGTGATCTTTGTCGAAGACGAGACGGTGGTTGACATCAGCGCGCCGACTGGCTTGGACTTGGTCCGGCCGTCCTTGAAGCGGGCGTCGAAATCGACGCGGAGCGCGTCGAGCAGGGCCTGGGTGACTACTCTCTGGGGCAAGGGACGGCTCCTTAATAGGTGATTTCGAGGACGCCCGAGATCGCGCCAGCGCCGGCGAAGGCCGCCGCAGGAATGATCTGGATGCGGTCACCGGCGGCAACGACTGTGCTGGCGTCGCCCGCGGTCGGCGTGTCAGTGACGACGCTGCCCTTCGCCGCACCGTCCGCAACCGTGCAGGCGAGGCCGGCGACGGCCGTGGCGCCCACCGCGGCGGTCACATCGCCGCCCGTGGTCACCGCTTTCTGGACGATCGTGGTGAGGCGGCTGATGCGGCCGGCGACGGGCGAGACGATCTCGGCCGAGGTGCCGGCGAGCGTGTCGGTTTCGTTAATGGCGAACGGGATCTGGATCGTTCGCGGCGCGCCGGCGACGGCGGCGGCGCCGATCTCGACCCAGACGCCCTCGGCGCCCACCTCGCGGACGATGCCGGCGCGCGGCCGGGTGCCCCCCGCCGACAGGCCGGCGACCGTCTCGTCATCGACGACGAAGCAATAGCGGTTGACGTGCGCAGCGGTGATCGCGTCGACGCCGGCGCTGTTCTTGAACAGCCAGGTGCCTTCCTCGACGTCGACCGTCTTGTCGCCATCGGCCGCGCCGCCGGTCTCCGAATTCATGAAGACACCGATGACGCGCGAATTGGCGACGTCGGCGAGCTTGGCGAGGTCGTTGCCGCCCTGGCCGGTGCGGGCCGGGCGGACATAGCCCGACGAGAGCATCGCCATGCCGCCCTGATAGCAGGCGACGAGCGCGACGAGGCCGACATTCAGCTGGCCGGTGCCGGCGAAGCGCTGCGACTTCTTACCTTGGCTGAGCGCCATTACGCGATCTCCTCATTCTTGATCCGGAGGTAATCGGCGGGGTCGCGGCCGGTCATTTCGCAGGCCGCGATCTCGTCCGCCGTGAGGCTGGTGAACTTGCCGGCGGCGTCCTTCCCCGGCATGTCGCTGCGACCGTTCACGATCGGCGTCGCGCTCGCATACCAGGCGTTCCAGCTCGCCTCGTTGGAGGCGATGAGGTCGAGACCCCATTGCTTCAGCGCCGGGGAGAGCTTGCCCTCCTTGATCGCCGCGGCGACGATAGCCTCGCGCCGATCGCCTTCGAGGACGTTCAGCCGCTCGGTGGTTGTCGTGACCACCTCGATCGGCACGAACTTCTTGGGATCGGGCGTCTTGGCCGCCGTGACGGCCGCCGCGATCTCTTCGACCGTGGCATTCTCCGCGAGGCCGGCCGCGATCGCGATCGGCGAGGTGGAAGGCGCATTCTTCTTCTGGATCGCGGCGAGGATCTGCTCCTCGGTCGCGTCCTCGCCGAGGCCCAATGCCGCGGCAATCGCTTTCAGGGACATGGTTGCTCCTGGGATGAAGCCGGCGGCAATTGCCGGCAGGTCTATCGCGCCGATGTTCACGAGCGCGGCATTCTTGAAGCGGACGACGTCGCGCTCCTGGTCGACCATGAAAGTCGGGCTGACGTAGCGATATTCGCGCGCCTTGATCTTGGCGGCGGCAGCTTCGGTCCATTCGACCTGGCCGTAGATGCCGTCATCGGCGACTTCGAGGGTCGACGGCTTGATCCAGCCGGCTGCGACCGCCGTGCCACCGACACCGGGGCGAGGGCCGTAGAGCGCCTGGTGGTCGTAATCGAACATGAGGTCCGCCGAGCCGAGCCACTCGCGGGTGGCGGCAACCACCGCCTGGGCGTGCGCGCGATCGCGGATCTGGAAAGGCCCGCGGCCGTCGCGCATCTCGATCGTGCCGATGGGGAGCAGCTTCACCCGGCGAGCCGGTTCGCCATCGACCAGCGCCACCTCAGTGGCGGCAGCGACAACCAGCTCTGATTGGGCCTTGAGCTTCACCATTTCCCCCGTTCGTTCGAAAGGGGTTATGGGCCGCTCGACGCGCGCGCCTCAGATGAAGAATTTCAGCGGGTTCTTGCTGGCCGGTCGAGAGCGCAAAATCTAGCCGTGGGCGGGTGGAAGATGCATCGGCCGCGAGCCATCGGCACCTGCTTATTCGACCACCGCGACGGAGACAACGCCGGGCTGTAGGCAGAGGATTTGGAAATTTAAGCGCAAAGGGTTATATCGGCCTCGCCGCGGTCGTCACGGACGTAACAGCCTGGGGTTCGCACATCAGGCACGCGGCACTCGCTTCCACATGCTCACAATGCCGATTCCCTGGCGGCTGACTTCGCCCACGATGGTGAAGCGATGCCCACCATGCGACGCCTCGGCCTCGAACCGCGCTTGACCCTGCGGCCCCTTCGTCTTGCCGGGGCGAATGACGTCCGCGCTGTTGAGAATGCGCGTCGCGCTGAGCAGATCGCCGCGCGAGACCGGCACCTGCCCGCGCTCCAGCTCGCTCGTGCCGCCGTGCCGCTTGATGATCTTCCGGCTGTAGCCGGCATCGAGCATCACCTGGCGCTTGGCGACCGGAACGTCGATCGCCGCGAGCTTGCCGACGACATGGTCCGTGGCATGCCCCATCGTATGGCGGCCGATACCGTCCGTCCGTCCGCCCGCCACTCGATCGAGGAAATGATTGCCGCCGACCGACGCGAAGCGGCCGGCGCGATCGCGCGGCTGGCGCGCGCTGTAGGATGAAGCGATCGGCTCCGGCCGGCTCCACACCACCAGGCCGCGCTTGGGCGAGACGATCGCCTTGCCGGACACCGCGCGCCAACCGATCCGGCCGACGTCGACGATCGTGCCGTGGCCGTCGCGCCGGGCGAAATAGCGGCGCATCAGGGTTGCGCCGCCCTTGCGGTCGCGGATCCACAGCCAGCGTATCTCGTCCGGACGCGCGATCGCCTGCGCAGCGGCGAGGGCCGGCACGTCCGGACCAGGCCGGCGCACCTTGCCGTCCGGCCCGCGAAACCATCCGGCCGAGATGGCGAGCGGCCAGCCGCCTGCATCGGTGAAGAGACGCCCGCGCCGCGTCGCGCCGAACACGGAGAGGAACGCGTCAATCGGATCGTCGCCGGCGGCGGCCGGCGTCTCGCCTTCGTCGAACGAGCGCGGCAAAGGCGGAGGCGCGATGCCGTCGAGATAGGCCTTGCCGACATTGTAGGACCAGCCGGGATCGATCCCGTTCTCGACCTTGGTCACCTCGCCGGTGCGCGGATTGGTGTACGGGACCGGATCGAATTCGATCGGCTTCTCCGTGACGCTCCAGCCGCGCCGATCGAGCATGCGCTGGTTGATGGGGCGCGGCGTGCAGCGGCAATTCCACCCGCACGGGGGATAATGGGTGTCCCACCAGGGATGATCGACGGGCAGCACCGTGCCGTGCCAGTCGTGATGCTGCTGCCGCTCTCGGCCGTCCATCACCGATGTGTAGCGGATGAACGGAAAGGCGGACTTGTTCCGCTCGATCCGCTCCCACCGGCCCGCGGCATAGGCCGTGCGCATGTTCGTCTGGAAGATGGTGCGCAGCCGGCGCGGACTGCCGAGCTGGACGATCTTCTGCTCGCCGGTGGCCGGATCGAGCATCGAGCGCCGCCCCCACCATCCGCGCTTCTCCAGCTCGGGACGGAGCTGCTTCGAGAATTCCGCCAGCGTCTCGCCGTCCGCGATCGCGCGATCGACGGCGGCGCGGATCTCTTCGAGCAGGTCGCGGCTCATCGCCTTGGCGACCGTGAACGCGCGGGCGTGCTCCTCCTGCCAGACATCCTGCCAGGCGAAGCCGATCGCGAAGCCCTTCTGTCGGAAGAAGCGCAGAGCCTCCTCCGGCGGCAGCACCGGCACCGCGTCGACCATGATCAGCCTTCCGGGTTTTCGAGATTGCCCGCCATGCGCGCGCCGAAGCCGGCCCGCTCGATGAGCTCGGCGACGGCGGACGTGTCCATCGCGGCGATCGCTGCGGCGAGGCCGTCACGCACCTGCTCCAGGCTGGAGGCGCCCTCGATCAGCGTCTGGACCGGCGACAGCATCGGTTCGATGAGCCGCTCCCAATCGTCGAGATGCTCGTCGATGGCGCGGTCGATGCCATCCGGGCCGCTTGGCCGATCGGAAAGGGCCGCGGCGACCGGCCTCTTATCAGGCCGTTTTTGCCCCTTAAGAGGCTCTAAGAGGCCTCCTTTCCCCTTTTCACGAGGGTCAGGGCCGTCAGGCGCTTCAGGATCGTTCTCCGGGGCGATTTCGGGCTGCGGCGCCTGGAGCAGCTCCTCGCCGGCCTCCGGCTCGGGCAGGCCGGTCAATTTACGGAAGGTGGAGACCGCAACAGGCACGCCGAGCTGCACCCCGGCTTGGATCGACGCGAGCGCCTTATCGACGTCGACGGGATCGGGCCGGCCGATGCGCAGCCGGGGATATTTCTTCCGTGGGCCGCGGTTGAAGATCACCATCGGGCGGACGAGGTCGCGGTTGAGCGTGGCGGAGAGCTGGACGCAATCCGCCGTCTCGATATCGGCGCGGACGTCATTGTGGGTCGTTGCCTGGCCAGAGCCCAGCCCGCCGGCGAGCGCGTCAGTCGTGGAAGTCTGGCCGAGCACCGCTTTCGAGACCTGCTGGTCGATGAAATTGGCCTTGCGCTCGTACATGTCCGTCGAGCCCGTGCCGCTTCCCGACGAGGTGATGAATTCGATCATCATCGACTTCGGGATAACCGCGCCGGCGTCGGCGCCAATCTGGGCGACGGCCTGCTCGAGCAGCCGGATATTCTGCTCGGTTTCGCCATTGTCATATTTGCCGATGCGGAGCGGCAGGCCGTAGACCTCCAGGAACGTCATCCAGTCCTTGAGCGTGTAATTCTTGAACAGATAGCCCCAGGCCACGGCACGGGCGATGCCGCCGCGAATGGGGATGCCCGACTTCGCCGGGTGATGATGGACGATGAACTTATAGTCCTGGAGCGGCGTCGGCAGGCCGCTGTCGCCCTTCAACAGCAGCGTTTCGCCATCGACGCGATCGAACTCGAAGAAGCGCGGATCCTGCCGCTTCAGCTTCGCCGGGAGCCAGAGCTCGCCGATGTCCCATATGATCTCGGTGGCGCTGTAGCCCTTGCCGACGCCGTCGAGGATATCGAACAGCTCGGACTGGAGCGTGTCGCGCTCAAGCCAGTCGCGGACAATCTGCGCGTCCGCCTCATCCTCGGCCGAATCGCTCGCGGCATCGACTTCGATCGGCAGCTGCGAGACGGCGCGTTTCCGGGTGCCCAGGACGGACAGGTAATGGAGATCCTTCTCCTCCATCTCCTCGGCGAGTTCGAGATAGGCGGTGGCATTGCCATTCTCGGCCGCGCGGAGGATCTGCGCCAGGCGCTCGGGCGTGAGGCCCTGGGCGGGATGGCCGGAATGGATCGAACGCACGCCGGTAAGGCTTGGCCCGGCGATCTCGCGGGTTAGGTCGGAATTGCGCAGCGGACGTCCGCGCGCATCGACCAGGGCGGCCGGTTTCGGGGCGATGAACGGGGCGAGCTCGTTGGCCATTGATCAGATCCTAGAATGCGCCCGAGCCGAAGCGGCCGTGGCTTGAGCGGGACGATTTGCGTTGCGGGTGGCGCTTCTCGAAATCTGGATCGCCGCCGTCGAGACGCTGCTCGCCCCAGAGCGCCTTCGGCACCGAGCGATAGGCATACATCGCCTGGGGCAGATCGGCGGCGCGGCTCGCCAGCGCGGCGGCCCAGAAGCGGTCGGCATGGACCTCGCCGTCATTGACGATGCGGACGCCGCCGCCTTCGCTGGCCGCCCGCTTGATGGCGCGGAAATCGGCGCGGATGATCGGATCGGGCGGAATTCGGATAAGCCCGCGCTGGAAGCGATCCGCGAGCGAGATGGCAAGGTCCAACCGGGTCGGCCCGGTGAGCAGCTGGCCGACGACGCGCGTCTCGCCATGCCGGCGCTGGGCATCCTCGACAACCTTTTCGCCCATGCCGGTCTGGTCGATCCAGGCGGCGGCGATGCGCCTGGTCGCGAACTGCTGGTCGAAATGCGCGTCCTGGTGCGCGAAGCTGGTGCCGACTTCCTCGTAGCGATCGCGCAGCCAGAGCACGTCGCCAATGAGCTCGAAGGTCCACTGGATCGCGCCGTCGCGGCGGCGCGCCACGTCGCGGCCGAGATAGGCAAGCCCGCCGCTGTATAGCTCGGCGCGGCCCGCCTCGGGATGCTCGCACGCCGCCAGATCCTCTGGCTTGATCAGCGTGCCCGATCCCGCCTTCGGAATGCAGCGAAGTTCTTCCTCGGCATCCTCGCCATAGGTGTCGAAGATGTCCGAGATCCATTCCTCCTTCGGGAGGATCGAGCGGCCCTTGATCCGCGCCGCCAGGGCGACGCGCTCGTAGAGACCGTCCGCGATCGCGTCGTCGAAATCGATGCGGATCCACGCGCCCTTGCGCTCGCCGGCCTTGATCTCGTCGAGCAGGATGTTGAACGGATTGGAGACGCCGTCATGCGTCGACCAGACGATGACCTGGCCGCCCCACATGAGCAGCGCCAGCGCCGCCTTCAGCGTCTCGCCGATATTCTTGTGGAATGCGGCTTCGTCGATGCCGACCTTGCCCTGCTTGCCGCGCAGCGCCCGCGGGACGGACGGAAGCGCGACGATCTTGAAGCCCGACGAGAAGCGGATGCGGAAAGCGCCGACCGGCTTGTCGTCATCGTGGAGGACTTCCTCGTCGGCATCCTCGGCGGCGATGCCGAAGGCGCGCGCCCACATGGCGCAGGCGTCGATGAACTCGCGCGCCATCTCCATGTCATAGCCCATGTACCAGCAATTATCGCCGCCGGCCGAGCGCTGCGCCGCCGCGACGAGGACGAAATAGGCCGCCATCGCCCAGGTGAGCCCGATACGGCGGCTCTTCTCGATCACGAGCAGCGAGACGCCCGACATGAGCTTGGTGAGCACGCGCTGCTGATAGCCGAGCAGCAGCTCGCCCCTGGGCAGCGTGGCGAAGGTCTCCTCGGCCGCCTCGCGCTCGGCCGCGCGCATCGCTGTGGTGACGTCGAGCCCGCTCACGCTTCCGCGCCCAGCACGGCATTGGTGATGAATTGGACGGTCTCCTTCGAAAGGCCCGCCGATTTCGCCGCCGCGCCGGCCTTCTTAGCGGCCTCTTTGGTGGCTGCTTCGCGGGTCTTGAGTACCATGTCCGCGTTCGTCTTGCGGGCACCGGCGAGCGCCTGGAGCGAGCGCGTCAGGAACATCACGTCTTCCGGGCCGAACGTGATCGGCCCGCCGTCGCCCTCGTCGTTGGTGGCGGTAACAAGGCGGAGGATCATGGAGTGCATCAGCTCGATGTTGAGATCGGCGGTGCGATCCTCGGGCGCGTCGCCGACCTGGTCGATCAGCGCCTTCGCCACTTCGCGGCTGTGGCGGAGCTGCGCGCCGATCTCCTCGAGCGACTTGACGTGCCGGCCGAGCGCCGAACGCGAAACCTCGCCCTGGCCGAGTTCGCGCAGCTTCGCGAGGATCTCGTCGATCGTCCAGCCGAAGTCGATGCGGAGCTTGCCGATGAGTTCGCGCACCTCGGGATCGAGCCGGTCGACCGAGGAACGCCGGTGGCGGCGTGGCGGCGCCATCTCAGATCCCGCCGTGCGGGCTAGCGATGCCGCCGATCGACACGTCGCCCGCGGCGGCGAGCCGGCCGCGCTGGGTGATGTGCGCGACCATGACGACGTCGCGCACCATTTCGACAGTCACGCAGCCGCGCTCTTCCAGATCCTTGACGAGCTGGCGCACGGCCGCGCGATCGAGGTTCTTGCGGTGCCCGATCTCGCGCAGCGCGAGCTCGAGCACGCTGTCGTTCAAATGGCCGCACTCCTCGACGAGCAGCTTCAGCACCGCGAGCCGCCTATTTTCGGCAAGATGGTCCGCGTAGCTCATCGTCCGTCGATCCCCCTCTGAAGAAAATATCCCTCGATCCGCTGCACGGATGCTTCGGTGCGGTCGGCCGCCTTCACCGCGGCGGTGATCTCTGCGCGAAGTCCTGAGATCTGCGCCTCGATCGCCAGCACCTCCCTGCTCGATGCGGTGCGCGCCTCGATCTCGCTCAGCTCGCCGCGGATCTCGGCAAGGTCGTTCTTCGAGCATGTCTCTTTCAGCGCGGCCTCGATCTGGCCGACCTTCGCGCCGATTGTGTTGAGCTGGCGCTGCAGCTGCCCGGTTCCGACCGGGTTTTTGCCGCCGCCGCGCCAGATCGCGATCGCGACCAGGATCATGATCCCGATCGAAACTATTACTTCCCAATCAACGCCCATCGCCACCGCCCTTGCCTTGCCGCGCTTCCGCCAGCGCCACGATCACCTTGGAAAATGTCTCGATCGCCACGCGCGATCCGGTCATCACCCCGCGCGCCACCATCTCGATGAAGGCGAGGCCGGAATAGCCGAGCCCGACGCTCCACCCGAGCGCGACGATCGGCCGCTTCTCGCCCGTCACGATGAGCGCGAGCACGCCGAGCGCGAGCAGCGCGGTGAGCGCCGCATTGCCGCCGGGTCCGAGCTTCGCGCCCGCGTCCGTCGCCGGGGCTACGCGCCGCGCCAGCACCACGCCGATCAACCCGAACAGCGCCGACAGCACCGGCACCTCGACGCCAAACGCGATCACGGCATGCGGGCCGAAGGCCGGCGATCCCGGCGCAGCGGCCTTCGCGATGCTCGCCATGCCCGCGCCGAACATTGCCCCAGCAAGTGGCCGCGCGATCTTCAAGGCAAAAGCCACCTGTCGCTGGATTTGGTTCGATCGGTCAGCCTGCATTTTCGGCCTTGATGTCGCGCTCGACGGTGCGGACGAAGGCGCGCAGCCGTTTCAGCATCGCCGCACGGTTTTCGCGGAACGATGCCCTCACGCCCTCCAGCTGATCGGCGGTGAGTTCATATTCGCCGGTGAAACCGGCGGCGGCCTCCACCTGCTCCTTGATGAGCCGATACTTTTCGGCGTCGTTGCCGGCGATCGCGCTCAGGCCGGCCGAAACGGACTGCATCGCGGCGACGAGGTTGGGTCCGACTTCGTTTAGGTGCGGCAGATGATGGTGGGCGTGCGGCATTGCAGCTCCTCAGATGAGCGTGTCGTTGAGATAGATGTGGTTCGTCGCACCCCAGCCGCCCGAGCTATCGGTACCGGTCGGGCCGGGCGCGTAGGGGCCGGAGCCGGGGAGATAACCCCCGTAGGTCGTACCAGGTCGCGTGACGATGCGGCCGCGATTGCTGCTCGCATTGCCGGACATGAAGGCGGTTTGACACTGATAGCTCACGCCGTGGACCGATCGACCGCACGCAGCGTCGTTGATGAAATTGCCGACGCAGACAGGGCCGAGAAAGAGTATGTCCGCGCGGATGTTCGCCAGCGTCGTCGAATAGCTCGGCCCCGAGCCATGCGCTGGCTTGATGCAGGCCGTGTCGTCGCAGCTCAAGTCGCCGAACTTGTTATAGCCGCCCTTTATGACGACGTTGCAACCGAAGCTTTCCTGGCATCGCGCATTGGTGATGTTATGGCCGAAGCCCGCTACCAGCAGGTTGCACGCCTCTTCCTGGGTATCCGAACCGGGGCCAGCACCGTTGTAGCTCGCCTTCAGGTTGTTGATGTTGCAGTTGGCGGAGCCGTTGCTGTCGAGGTTCACGCCGGCGGATCGGTTCGCGATCGCCAGCATGTTCATGACGTTGATGTCGTAGCTGTTGCTCAGCCAGCCATTGCCCCAGTTCTCGTAGAGGTCGATTGAGACTAGATCGCCGGAGTTTCGGTAATAGGTGTAGAGCCCGTCCCACGCGCAGCCGAAGATCGCGAGATCCTTGAAGAAAGGATAGGGGTCGACCTGCGGCAGCGTGTCCTGTGCCGAGCCGGGCAACACTGAGATGAACTCAATCCCACGCGAGCCGAAGCCGACGCGCTGGACATATTGCATCCCGTAGATGCCGAGTCCCTGGATGACAGGGAAATCGACCTGATTATCGAAGTTTCTCAGGATCGGATTGGTGGAGCTGGTTGGCTTCCGGCAAAGAACAGACTGCCGGCGGCCGTAACCGAAGATGCACGTCTTCGCCTTGTAGGTGAGCGGTCCCACCAGATACATGCCCGGCGGGATCGCGACGCAGCCTCCATAGGTCCATTTGCCAGGCGCAGCGATATCGTTGAGCGCCAGCTGCATGCCCGCCGTGTCATCGGTGCCCCAAAACATCTGGTTATCGGGTTTCGAGACGCTGGCGTTGGTGGCGATCGTTACCTGCGTCGAGCTGATGTAGCCGATGATCGTTGTTTCGAGGATGCTGAAGCTCGGCCCGGCGTTGGAAAGATAACAGAGTTTGCCGACATCGCCGGGGACGAACATGCCCTCCGAGCAGGTGATGATATTTGACCCCGAGCTGCACGATGCGAGCTTGGTTTCGCGCAGATCGCCCTTGCAATTGTACGGCGGCAGCTTCGGATTGATGACGCCGGTAGTCATCCGCATGATAGCGTTAAGGGCGATCTTTCCCTCTAGCCCGGTGCTTTCCTGGAACGATGGTATCCATTCATTTCCGAGCAGCTGCACGAGGGGATTGAGGTCCGCCGTCTTCCGGCTCGCGAATAGATTGACGGTGAAGCGCTTGGGTACACCGCCGATCACGATCATCGCGTCGCCCGCGCTAGCCACATCGTTCGGCGAGGCAACCGGCAGATCCGCGACATACGCTCCGAAGTCCACCGTATCGAGCCAGTCCGCCTGGTGCGCTTCGAGCTGCGAGATTCGGGCATCGTGCGTGGTGTCGGTCACCTGGACGGCCGCGATCTCCTGCTCGATCCCGTCGATCGCATCCTCGCGCGCGGCGATCTCGCCGTCGATTCGCGCGTGAAGCTGGTTATCGCCGGTGATGCGTGAGGCCTGCTCAGCAAGGATCCCGGCCGTGTTCGCGCTGTCGCCGGCCACGCGGGCGGCGGCTTCGGCGCTGATCGCGTCGGCATTGACCTGGTCGCCCTGGATTCGCGCCGCGCGATCAATGTTCATCTGCGTCGTGGTGGACGCCGCGTTCGCATCGATCTGGCTGGAAAGCTGTAGCTCGGCGGCCTGGGCGCGGGCCTGTTCCTGGTCGACCGTAGCGACGGCGGCGTCCACCTCCTGGCCGAGAGCCGCGATGTCTTCGCCAAGTCCGGTGATCGCTGCGGTGCGGGCCGCGATCTCGCCGTCGATGCGGCCGTGAAGCACGGTGTCGCCGGATATGCGCGCCGCCTGCTCGACGCCGATCGCACCGGCATTTGCGGCGTCGCCAGCCACCCGCGCAGCGGTTTCGGAGGCAATCGCGCCGGCGTTCGTGGCGTCGCCGGCGGCCCTGGCAGCAGCCTCAGCTGTATCGGCCGCCTCCAGAGTGTCCGCGCGACCATCAAGGCCGCTGATCGCGCTCTCGGCGGCCCCTATCCGGTCGCTTAGCGCCGTATCCGCATCGGCGCGCGCCGTGATCTCGCCGTCAATCCGGCCGTCTACCGCCTGCACGGCGGCTTCGAGGGTGTCGGCGCGACCGTCGAATCCGCTGATTGCGCTCTCGACGCCGCCTATCCGGTCGCTCAGCGCCTCGTCGGCATCGGCGCGCACCATGATCTCGTCGCCGATCCGATCGTCTACGGCCTGCACCGCGACGACGCGCGCCGCCTGCTCGGCCGCGATCGCTTCGGCGTTCGCCTGATCGCCATCCACGCGCGTCTGCGCCTCGGTCGCGATCGCGCCGGTTATGGTCTCCTCGGCCGCCGCGCGAGCCGCGGCCTCGCTTGAGGCCTGCTGCTCAAGCGCGGTGACTCGCACGTCCAGGGATTCGCGCGAGCTGGGCGTGGTGCTGAGATCAGGGGCGCCTGGCGTGGCGCTCGGAAAGACGGACATCAGGGAGCCGCTTCCGCGCAAGTCACGTCCATGCCGTTCCCGCGATGCCAGCGGCACACGCGGCCGAGCGCGTCACGGCAGCTCTGGCCGGCCGAACGGACGGCGGCGTCGAAGGCCAGCCCGGTCTGCTCGTCCGCATCCTCGGCGGGCGCGGTCGGCTCATCCGGGCAGCGCAGATCCTCAGCAGGCGGGTGGAGGATCGCCAGCGGCGCGCGCCTGCTGCTGCAGCCGGACACAGCGATAATAATCACGGCGAGCATCGCTAAGAGGGGCGTGAGGCGCATCTTTGATGACCTTTTCGATCTGCTGGACTTCCTGGACGGTGCGGCTGTCTTCGGCGCGGCGTTCGGTGGCGGCCTGGTCGTCGGCCCGGCGCGCCTGGCCGGCGAGCTCGGCGTCGCGACGATCGTCAAGGGCGGAGACGATCGAGCGGTCGTAGGCGCATTTGCCGGTGGCGAGCAGCGCGATTGCCGCGATCGCCAGCGATCCGATCGCGAGCGGGCGCGCGAAACGCTGCGCGACGCCGGCGCCGGCGAGGAGCGAGGCGAGCCCGCCTAAGATCACTCTGGGCCTCCGGCCGCGTTGATCAGCGCCTTGACGTCCTCGACTGTGTCGCCCGCGATCTCCGGCTGCGAGACGCCGTCCAGGACGCCGTGCCAGAGATTGTCGTCGAAGCTGTATTCGATGTGCCAGCGGCCATATTCCTGAGGCACGAAATCGCCCTTCGGCATGTTCTTTCTCCCTTAGATCGTGCGATCGACACAGATGTCGTCGTAGTCGACGAAGAGCGGCGCGGCGGCGTCGGTCGTCGCGTCTGGCGCCTGGCCCCAGATGTTGCCTGGATCGATGGCGTAATCGCCGAGCAGGAACTGCGGTGTGTTCTGAAAGCTCGCATAAGCAGACATCGGCATGAAGGCGGTGGCGAGACCGCTCACCCCGAAATAGACGCCATCCTCGCGCCAATCGGACTGGTAGTTGTGGAACTCGCCGACGAGCCGCGCGGCAAGATCCTTATTGGTCGAATTGTTGTACCCGAAATTATTGGCGTGGACGGCCTGATTGTTCCGGAAAGGCCGGCCACCATTGGTCTCGCAAGTGTCGATTTCGTGATTGCCGGAGTGCGTATATAGCCACCCGGCTCCCCAGCCGCCCTTGGCGAGATTGTCGACCGCCTGCGATCCGAAGCGCATGCGGAATGAGACGCAATGGCCCTTGCCATATTCGATCTTGCCGTAGCCCGTGGTGAAGCAGCCGGAGACCCATTTCCATTTGGTCGAGAGCGCGGTCGAACTGCTGTTCTGCTGCTCATTGGGAATGACAGCCTGGGCGCTCGCGGGCAGGTTGGCGGTGAGCTGGCAGTTGATGCGCAGCACCGAATTCGCCTTCGCGCCGGGCACGCTCGCCGGATAGGTGAAGGGCGCATAACCGCCCCAATCGACGCCCAGCGCCGCCTGCGCCGCCATCCATTGCGGATCAAGGAACAGCTGCTTCTCGCCGTTGATCGACTGCAGCTTGCCGCCCATCGGATCATTGTGGAAGGCATATCGCGGGATGAGCGGCTTGGGCTTGCCGTTGCTCATCGTGTTCGCAGCGAGCTGGCCCGCCTGATAATAGCGGTTCGCGCCGTCCGTGAAGCTCGACTGGGTGAAGTTGAGCCCGTTCGAATTGTTGATGCGGATGACGTCCTCGGTCATCGTCCACTTGTCGACTTCGAACGCCGGCCTGGGCAGGAAAGCCTGCCCGATATTCGCGAAGCTGCGATTGGTGATGCTGGAAATCTCGCGGAGCTGCGCCAGATTGGTGAGCTTGCTGTTCCAGGCGGAGAGGCGGCGGACGTAGCCGTTGTTGCTGCCGAGGATCTTGCAGACTGCCCCGATCGCCGCCGGCGCGCTCATAGTAACCGGCTCGTCCTTGTTGACAGCAACGATCATGTCGGTGCCGTCGCGCGCCATCACGATGCGCGTGATGCCCAGGAAGCCCGAACGGCAGAAGGTGGCGATCTCGCTGCCATCAGCGTTCGAAACGTGGGTGTAGCCCGCCATCTTGAGCGCGACGTTTTCAAGGCCGGTCGTCGCGCCAGACGACAGGATATTGCCCGGCACCACATGGTTGTAGCCATTGCCGTTCAGTTCCAGCGCCAGCGTCCACGCGCTCGCCTGCAAGAGGCTGAGCAACGCACCGGAAAGCGTCGGCGTGAATCCGGGCACCGTGTCGGCGGTGCTCGATTGCCGCCAGGCCTTGTCGACCGTGCCGACGATCGCCTGCGCGCCCCAGAGCCGCACCTTACCGGCGTTGCGCGCGTTCACGGCAATCGTCAGGGTGCCGGTCGCCGTCGCGGTGAACAGCAGGACGACTTCGGTCGTCGTGCTGTCGATCGCGACCTTGCTGACGACCGTCATGCTCGCGCCCGTGCCGCCCGTCTGCGTTGCCGGCGCGCTGTGCGTGCCGTCAAAGTCGATCGTGTCGCTGAACGCGCCCGTCATCCGGATGCGACACTTGTTTGTCGTGTCGCCCGCCACCGAGCCAAAGCGAACCTTCAGCAACACCTTCTCGCCGGCGGTGAAGCTGCGCGCGGTCGTCTGCTGGCGAAATCCGCCAAAGCCGGCGTCGGTGATGTCGATCGGGGTGAACCCGCCCGAAGCCGCTTGCGTCGAAAAGCTGATGCCGGATCCCGAAGACCATCCCGTCTGCCCCGGCATCATCGCGTTCCGGAGCAGATGCTCAACCGGCACGCCCTCGACCAGCAGCCCAAGCGAGGTCACGTCGCCGGAAACCGCGCCCAGCTGGGCGAGGCTCGCGCCGCCCGTGTAGACGCCGGCGATGAAGTCGTAATCCTGCGTCGGGCTCGCGCCGTCCTCGTCGACGTCGTTGATTGCGAGCGGCAGTCGAACCGTTACCTGCAGATAGGGATCAGCGCGCGTCGCGACGATGCCGATGGTGAGCGACGCGGAATATTCCCGATCGAGCGGAATGCCCGTGCGATAGATCTTGTTGTTGTTGGCACCGCTGCCGATCGCCACGCGGCCATAGCCGTCATAGGCGCCGTTCACCGTCTCCAGCGCGTAGGTCCAGGAGCCCGAAGCCGGCGTGGTGATCGTGGCGATCTGCGTCCCGGGCGACGCCACGTTGTTTGCGTCCTCATTGGTATTCGCCGGCGAGAAGGCGAAGCTGATATCGCTGGTCGCGCCGATCGCCACCTTGATCGCGTCGATCCGCTCGCGAAACTCGCTGCCTGACCGCTCGATCACGACGACGTCGGTGTCCTGCGGCGCGCTCGGCAAAGGAGGAAGTTGAGAGATTTTACTGTTCGGCATTGCCCGCTATCCCGCCAGGTATGCGAAGAAATCTTCGCTGCTCAGTTGGTAATTCGCGCCGCCGCGCACGATCATCATCACGTCCGCATCATCAGGCGCGTCGACCAGCGGGAACGCCGCGATCGCACGCGTCGAATCGTCGGCCGTGATCCAGATCGACCCGTCTTCGAGCAGCAGGTGGCCGCTATTGTTGCCCAGGCGATGGACCCCGTAGGGCGCGCGCCGCCGCGCGGCGATGCGCATCCGGCTCATAGCGGGACACTCGCCATATTGGGCACGTCCAGGATTGCGCGGCTTCGTTCCAACCTAGTAACGGCTGTTGATGCCGAAGGTCCTGATGGGACTGGGTTTATTTGGAAATCGGAGCAGCTAGTGAGCAAGACCCCTTCATTGACCGGAACCGTCCTCTTCGCGATCGTGGTGGCAATGTTGGTCGCGCCGTTCGCTAGAGCGATCGGGATTCTCCCGTCGATCCTGTTGGTGCTCGGAATGGTTGCGCTGTTTCGCTTTTGGCCGGTCAAATATCGCGAAGGCTGCCTGCGTTGCGGCAAGCAAGCCATCATGCACAGCGATCTCTGCATAGAGTGCCGGATCAAGCCGGCAGGATAAGCGCGCGCTCCCCGATCAGACATTGTCGCGCTCCTGAATTATTGCACCCGTCAGGTAGACGGTCGATGCGTTGCCCGAGCCGCGCGCCACGGTGAGGCTGATCTCGCCCGAGCCGTTCGGTGCAACGGCGGCAAACTCGGCATAGTTTGACACGTTGCCGATCGCTTCGATCGTCTGGACCGCGCCGCCATTCACCGCGAAGTCGCAGTTGCGAGACCCCGTCGAGTTGCGCGCCGCCGTGGCGCGGATGCGGTAGCGCTTGTTCGGATTGAGGCCGGTCCACTTGACCGCGATCCCGTCCCCGCCCGTCTCGGCCAGATGCGCTTGCATGACCGCATCGGGGAAGGGAAAGCCGCCCGCCACCCCCGTCATGCCGTTGGTGCCGGACGCACTGGATCCCGCATTGGTGATTTGGAAACCCCAGCCGGTCGGGATGCCCTTGTCGTCGTTGAGGTTGGCGAAGGGCGTCGAGACGGTGGTATTCGCAGTGCGGTTCCAGCCGGTGAGCGCGGAGGCCGTGCCCATGCTGATCTGTGCGTCGCGGATGCCTAGCGTGACGCTCGTGCTGGTGACGGTGCCACCCGCCGAATTGGTGCCGGTGTAGGCGAAGACGACGCCGGCCGCGCCATTGTCGGTTACGTCGAAATAGCCGAACTGATTATTGTTCTGGAACGGGCCGGCGTCATACGGCCCGCCCTTGCTCGATGGCGTGCGATCCAGCGGCGCGGAATGGAAGACCGGGATCCGCATGCCGCCGCCGGTCGCATAATCGACCGCCCCCCAGGCGATCGCGTGCATGTCGCCGGACGAGATCAGGATGCGCGAGGCAACCCCGTTCGCCTTCATGTAATCGGCGAGCTCGACGCGCTCGGTGTTGTAGTCAGCCCAGCCGTCGTCATTGTTGGCGGTCGTCTCAAGCCAGGGCACGCTGCTGACCCAGACGATCACCTGATGCGCCGCCACCGCCGCATCCAGCTCGGCTTTGAACCAGGTCTTTTGCGTCGCCCCCATCATCGTCTTGGACGAATTGTCGGTATCCCCGACCGGCGATCGCGCCGATCTCAGGTCCGTGACGATGAAGCGGACCCGGCCATAGACGAAGCTGTAGTAATTCGCGCCGCCTGCGCCTGACGCGACAGGAACGGGAACGCGAGCGCGGAAAGCCGCCTTTGCGGCCGTCGCCCCGGTGCTCGTGCTGTCGCTGTTGTTTCCGCAGAAATCGTGATCGTCGTAGATGTACGGGCAGGGAACCTCGCGGAAGAGCTGCCCCGGCTTCGACAGCGCCAGCACATCGTCATAGAGCGCCTGGCGCACCGCTTCGTCCGTCGACGTGCTGTCGGCATAGTGCATGTCGCCCATGTGGACGAAGAAGGCCGGGTTAACCGCCCGGATCGCGTCATAGACAGCATGGTTGCTGCCCACTGCGGCGCACGAGGCCGCGGCAAAGCGAAAGCTCGCCTGCGAGCCCGCGGTGGGTGCGGTCTTGAACTTGCCGATCTTGCCGATGTCCAGGAGGCCATCGACCTTCTGCCCGCAATAATAGGTCGTATTGGGGTTGAGCCCGGTGACCGTGTGGCGCGCGATCCTGTTCGTGGACGAGACGGCCGATGTCGTTTGCACCGGCGACGACAGGTCCGCATTGGTCGAAATGACGAGCTTCACGTCCGAGCTGTCATTCGCCAGCCGCGACGACACATAGACGCCGTCAGGCGTCGGCACCCCGATCCATGTCGAGGTGACGAGGCCGGTGACTGCCCCAGCCGTCAGCGCCGCAACTTGCGTCAGGTGGAAGCCCGGCCGCCAGCGCATCAGGTGAACTTGCCGATGGCGATCACCGAGACGTTCGTCCCCGTCGTCACCTTCCACGCGCCGTTGGCCGACTTGATCCCCAGCGGCACGAAGAATGGCACAAGGTTGCTGACGCTCGACGCGCCGCCGGCGAACACAATGATCGCTGATAACGCGCCGTCCTTGATCGACACCGCGCCCGGCGATGTGGTCGCCGGCACGATCACCAGCCCGGCGAGGATGTCGCCGGCGCCACCGGCCCCGCCGAGCACCTGGTCGGCCGCCGACGCCGCCACCTCCTCATGCCCGGTCGCGCCGAGCAGGTCGCTCGTCACGTCGACAGGCGCGCCCGAGTTCACGTCATCGGCGAGCACGTCGAGGCTGGCGTCGCTCGACGTCGCCTTGGCGAGCAGATTGTCGATGGCGGTCTGCAGGACGTCGATCTTGTCGGAGATTTCCCCGAGCGCGGCCGCGGTGTCGGCCGTGTTCGATCCTACTCCGTCGATGCCGGTCGCGAGCTGGTCGAGAGCCGCCTTGTCCTCGCTCGAAAGCGCGACGGGCGAAGAGTTCGCCTCCGCCGCCCGGCCATTGGCGTTCGGCTTCTGGATCGTCTCGACGCCGCCAGCGGCATTCCTGACCTGCATGGTGGCCATCAGAAGCTCCTAAAAACGAGGGCGACGTATTGGCTGTTGCTGGCCAAGGCGAAGTCGAGCGACGGCAGCGAGCCGTCCGAGCGCTCACCGCCGCTGACGATGGGGCTGCGCAGCGGGCTGCGCACCTTCGGGGCTTGGGGCGCTTGGACGCTCATTTGCTGAACCGCCAGTTGGCCGTGCCGCTCGTCCAGGCGGTGGCCCGGACGCGGTAGAGGACGCCGCTTTCGGGCTCTTCGAGCACGGCGGAATCGGGCGCGGTGAATTCCTTGACCGTGCCATCGACGAGCGTGATCGGCAGCGCCGTCGCGCCGGCATCGAAGCTGCGCTCCAGGATGAGCGTGCCGACAAAGGTGCCGCTCAGCGCGAAGTTGAACAGCTTGTCGATGATGACCCAATCGCCGGCCTCCACCGCGTCGATCGCGCCGGTGGCAACGCCACCTTTCTGTTCGACGCGCTGGGTCATTTCGCCGGCCCCTTCAGCGCGGCATCGGGAATGCCGATCTCCGCAAGCCAGTCGTCGACTTCGAAAGACGGGCAGGCCTTCAGCCACTCCTGCGGCTCGACGACGCCGTCATGGTCGGCGTCCGGGCTCATGTCGCGGTGGCCGCAGATCTTCGCGTCCGGGTAGAGGCGGTGATAATCGAGCGCGAGCTGGCGGAGCGCCGTCTTCTGCTGCGGCGTGCGCGTGTCCTTCGGCGTGACGCCATCGATCGCGAGGCCGCCGGCGTAGCAGATGTGGATCGAATTGGGGTTCCAGCCGGCGACGCCCGCACCGATCTCCTCGTCGGAGCGGCCCGTCTCGATCATGCCGTTGAGACGGACGAAGCGCTGGTAGCCGATCTTGGCGAAGCCGCGCTGGCGGTGCCAGCGGTCGATCTCGGCGGCCGTGACCGATTGCCCCTCGCGCGTCGCCGAGCAATGGAAGACGATGAACTTGATCTTGCGCATCTAACGGCCCTCCTGGGGAGGGCGGCGCGCCTGTCGCCGATCGCCGTCCGTGCCCCCGTTCAAGCCACGGTGCTAGACCCCGGCGGAGGATCGGCTCAGATGTAATGTTTCATCGTCGGGAGAAGCTTAAATACTCAGGCTTCGTCGGTCACTTTGAAGCGGTCGAGAACCTCAATTACCGAGCTGCGTGGTTTGCCAAGACGTCGCATATCTGCGTCACTAAGTTGCATCTCGCATCCGTCGCGCTCGTGAACCTGATAAACTGATCCGTTTGACATGACGATCAGGAGGACAGCGTCTTCGACGCCGAAAGCGTCGGTAAGCTCTCCGTCTGGGGCCGGCACTGGTCCGCTTTCAGCCCAGCGCTTGAAATCTTCGATACTTGGCATTCCTAGACCTCGAACATGTCGATCTGGCGAGTGTCGCGAGGCCGGGAACCGGGGGGTGATTCCACCGGCCTCGCGAGCACGTTGTAGACGGTGCGCTCCGTCACGCCAGCCAAATTCGCGATCTCGGCATTCGACGGGCGAGGATCGCGCGCATCGAGCGCGCGGATGATGGCCTCGCGGCGCAGCCGGATCGGGAGCTGGAGTTCGGTGCCGTGGAAATGATCGGCGAGGAGGCGCGCCGCGTCGGCGCCGATCGCAGAGACGATGGGGTGCGCACCGCCAAGTTCGCGGGGCACGTAGATGCGGCGACCGCCGAAATTGCGGGCAAGCGCGATCGTGGCGGAGACGCCGATCGCTTCCGCGATCTCGTCCAGCACCGTCGATCCTGTTGCCGCAAGCGCGCTCATGTCAGCCGTCGCGCGTCCCGTCGCAGCAAGCGCGCACAGGCTCCGCTAGCGGCAGCGCAAAAGCGCAGCGTCCGCATTCCGCCAGCAGGCGGCCAATGATCCAATGCCGCCCCCCACAGCCCGGACAAATATACCCCGCGCTGTAAAGAGGGATATAAGCGCGCGTGGTCAATGGCTTGTGGCGATCAGTTGCGACGAGCCGGCTCATGCGGAAATCCTCCCGCAGCGCTTCTCGTCTATCCAACGATCGAATTCGGACGGGCTGCCCGCCTGATATTCAGCCTGCTCGATAATGGTCTGATCGGACCAGACGAGCCGCTTCCTGCCGCCCATCGCTTGGTCCCACTGCGTAGGTGCAGGCAGGGCTGACCATTGCCCTTCTGCAGCGGGCACCCACGGATCGTTGTCAGAACCCCAAAGCCCGTTGAGAAATTCTGCCGCATACCGTGCACGCTCGCCGAGGTAGATCATCGGGATCATTGACGGACGCCCTCGCGCAGCTTCTCGCCCAGCCCGCGGGTGATCACGTCCAGCTCGCCGAGATCCCATTGCCGGTAGAAGGGCTCGCGTTTCATGCCGAGCAGCGACCAGCAGGCGCGGGTGAGGTTCCAATCCGCCGGGGCCAGGCCGGCCTTCTGCAGCTTCTCGAAGATGGCCTGGGCGAGCCTGAGCTTGAGCACCAGGACGACGCCGTGGCGCTCCACATTGGCGGTGTCCTGCGACCAGCCATGCCGCTCGGCCATCGCCTTCAGCGCCTCGATCAACTTGTAGCCCATGCGCTGGTCGGCCCACTGGAGCCGCTCGACGCCGAGCTGCCGCTGGGCGAAGCCCTCCAGTGCGCGCTCGGACGGATTGTCGATCGCGCCGAGCTGATGGAGCGAGATCCACATCGCGCGCGCCTTGCCGGCCATCGCATGATCCGCCGGCTTGGGCTGCCGCGGCTTGCCGGCGGTCACCTTCGGCCGAAACCCCTTCGCCTTCAGCTCCTCGATCACGTCGGCGAGCTGGGCGTCCGTGCAATCGCCGGCGCTGGTGACGCCGGCGATCCGGATCAGGATCGCGCGATAATCGTCATCGATCATCCCAAGCTCTTTGACGCCGAGGTGCACCTTGGCGAGCATCGCGCGGCGGTGCGGATTGGGCGCGAAACGCGCGCGGTTTGCCGTGGCGGACATTCACAGATCCTCCGCGTTGAACTTCCGGAAATGCTCTTCCATGCGGTTCGTGAGGCGGCGGAACGCCGGATCACAGTCGCGCAGCTCCGCGGCGCGCGCCAGTGCATGACAGATGGTGGTATGATCCCGGCCGCCCAACGCCCGGCCAATCCTGGCGGCGCTGTAGCCATGGACGGCGCGCGCGACCCAGGCGATCGCGAAACGGGCGCGAGGCAGCGGCATTCGCTTCGAATCGCCGCGGACGTCAGAGGGACGGACGCCAATTTCATAAGCGGCGGCGCGGATGATTGCGGAGATCGAGCGGTCGAATGCCGGCGACGGCGCGACCTGCGCCATCGCCAGTTCGAGGCATTCGATGCGCGCCTCCAGCCGGGCGATGTCGGCGCCGCTCACCGTACAAACACCGCGAGCGCGATCATGATCGCCCCGCCGCCGAGCAGCGGCACCCAGCCGTAATCGCTGGTGATCTCGTCTCCGCGCGGCACACCGACCGGCTCGAAACCCTCCGGCTCGTCGAAGAAGTGGATTGCGGCCTGCCAGGCCTTGCGGATCCTGCCCATGGTCCGCCTCACGTCCGGATGTAGCGGGTCGCGCGCGTCGCCTGGGCGTCGCGCAGGTCGGCGAGGGAGAGCGGGCGATGCTCGTCCTGGGCAAGCATGCTGCCCTGCTCGACGAGTTGGCGGCACTCGCGGAGACCGCCGGCTCCGGGCGTCTTCGCAATCTGCCAGAGCATGTTGCGCATGCCCGAGTCCTTGATCCCCCAGCCATCGCAGAAGGCCTCGACATCGCCTTGCAGCGGCAGGTTCTGGACGTGGCGCTGGGCGATTCGGCTGTTGAGCCGGGCGAACGCGTCGCGATGGCGCCCGCCCTCTATGCGGGCGAGCAGCTCCTCGTTTCCGAGCAGGCAGACGCCGACGCCGGTGAGATCGTGCCAGGTGCGGATCTCTTCGAGCGATTCGAAGTCGAGGTGGTTGGCTTCGTCGATCACCAGAAGGCCTTGGCGGCCTTTCACCCGGTCCATGACCTGGTGCGAAAGGTTCATCCCCCATCCCCGCTTGGCGTCGACGTTGATCGAGCGGAGCACCTGCACGGTCATCGAATTGAGCGACTTGGTCGACTTCATCATCGTCGAGAACCAGACGTTCGACGCGCTGGCCGCATAGTCGTGCACGGCCATCGTCTTGCCGGTTCCCGGCCCGGTGGCTGCGACCGTGATGCGCCCCATGTGGGCGATCACCATCAGCGCCTTGATCCTGCGAGAGGTTGGCGTCTCGAAGAAGCCGGGATCGGCCATGATGCCGGTCGACCGCTCCTCCTGGCTGTCGAGCATCTGGCGATATTTGAAGACTTCGCGCGCGATCTTCTCGTTGTTGCCCTGGTAGTTTCCCCCTGCCCACACCGAAAGCGTGCCGGTCGCGACGCCGATGAGCGCGGCCAGTTGGGGCCAACTGAAACAGCGGCGCTCCTTCTCCGCGATCACCCAGGAGCGCATCTCCTCGATGTCGATGGTGACATTGTCCGGATGGTTCATTTTCCCTGTTCCTTCCTTGGTTATTCGACCAGCCGGAGCCGGCTTGCAGCCGCCGCCAAGCGGTCGATGAGGGCGTTTTCAGAGGGCTCTTGGACGGCTCTTGGAGCCTCCTTCAGCGCCGCAGCCGTGTTGCCGCGCGAGCGCACCGGACGGACGATCCGTGGCTCCGGAAGCGCGGGCTCGTCGGCATAATCGGGCAGCATCGCGGCGAGCTTGTCGGCCGAGATGAGCCCTTCGAGCTCGGCCAGGCGCTTGGCCGTCTTGCGAAGCTCCGCCTCCTGGCGGGCGCGGCTCTTGGCAGCGGCGGCGTCGAGGAAGCCGGTCGCTTCGAGCAGCGGCGCGGTGACCAGGAAGCGACCGTCGCGGGTGTAGACGTGGATCGAGCGGGTGAGATCGTCCGGATCGAAGCGCACCGTGACGCGCTGGCCGGCGATCTGCGACAGCTCGGGCGTCCAGTAGCGGTTGCCGAACAGCTCGATTGCGCCCGAATTGCGATCCGTGCCGCGATCGTCGGCGGTCAGCAGCGCCAGGCGGAGCTGCTCCTCGGTGGCCTTGCCGATCGGCGCGGCGGCGTAGGAGGCGTTGAAGACCTCGTCGAAGCTGTGGATGCCGCGGCCGAGCTCGGTGCGCCGTTTCGGCTTGGCGTTGTGCGCGGCGACGCCCTCGGCGACGATCCGCGCGAATACCTCCCATTCGACCGCGCGATCGCCGTAATTCTCGGGCTTCGCGTCGGGCTTGTTGCCGGTGTACGCCCCCGCGAAGGCAGGATGCTTCGCGATCGCGTTGCAGAAGTCCTGGAATCCGCGCTCGATCGGCTTGGACGAGCCACGGAACGGCAGCGCCCAATGGATCCCGATGCCAAGCTGGGTGAGGACGCCGAGCGGTTCCTCGTCGCGGATGCGGAAGCGGAAGCGGCTCTTGGCGCCGCCCGTGATCCACTTCGATGCGAAGGCCCGGCCGTTATCGAGCAGGCAGGCTTTCGGGATGCCATATTCGCGGAACAGGTCCGCGAAGGCGAGCCGGGTGAGCACCGCATCCTCGGTTTCGCCGTGCCGGATCGCGAGCATCTTGCGCGAGGCGACGTCCTGGATGGCGACGCTGATCGGGCGGCGGATCTTGCCATCGGGGAAGCGCACAAAGACGTCCCAGCGATGCCCGTCGATGTTGACCAATTCGAGCGCGTGGAGCTGCGCGACGCTGCGCTGCTGCGGCGGCAGCGTCCGGCGGAGCGCGTCGGCCCCCTCCCGGCGGGCGACTACCAGGCGCGGATCGAGCTCGCGCTCCATCTTGCGGCGGAGCGTCCGCTCGTGCGGCACCGCGATTCCGCGCGGCTCGGCATAACCGCGCACCATCCGATAGTAGCAGCTCGACCAGGTCGGCTTTTCCGGGCGCAGATAGTCCGAAATCAGGAACTGCCATGCGCCATCGTCGACCTCGACTTCCGCGCCACCGCCGCGCCGCTTGGGTGCGAGATGCGGGAGACGGTCGCTGGGCTTCACGCCGGCGACGAGGTTGAGCCAGCTCCACAGCGTCGAGGTCGACACGCGATTCTCGCCCGCCGCCATCGCAACCGCCGCCGATCGGGTGAGCCCGCTCATCTCGTAGCTGTCGACAGCGGTGACGATCGCGACGCGCCGGCTCGCTTCGGCCTTCACCGAGCTGCTCTGCGCCTCGTACCATGGCCAGAGGCTCGCCGCGGGCGGCGTCGCCGAGACGGTGGCCTGCTCTTCGAGGCCGGCGCGGGCAAGCTCCATGCGCGCCGATGGCGGCAGCAGCGACAGATGATATTCGAGCCCGCCGCCCCGGCCGATCCGGCGGCGCGCAAGCGGCGCGCCGGTCGCGTCGATCTTCAGCGCCCAACGCTGCGATTCCGCGAGCTCGTTTAGCTTGCGCTTGTGCTTGGGCAGACCGGGCAGCGCCAGATCGGCCAGCTCGGCTGCGGAAAACCAGACTTTGCCCCCTGATGGTGTCACCCTAATGCGCCCCCCCGCGCGATGGGCGCGACGGTTTGCTCCGCCGCCCTGATTTCCGCCTGCAAGTCTTTCATTTGCGCCTTCAGATGACCGAGACGCGCCGTGTGCAGCTCCTTGCCGACCAGCACCGCCGCACCGATCCGGCGGATCGCGGCGTCAAGCAGATCGAAGCGCTTCGTCACCGCGATCAGCGCGAGCAGCCGATCGGCTGAAATCCGGTGATTTTCGCGGGCTTCTGAGGCGTAGGCGTCAAGCATGAGCCTGGTGACAGGCTCCGCGAGCAGCGAGGACATGGCGCCGGCTATTACGGCCCGGTCGCGCTTATCCTCCTTCAGCGCGCGCGCCACGATCGCCGCGATGTATCGATCAAGCCCCGCCAGATCGGCCTCACGACGCGCAGGCGCCGGCGGCTCGAAGGTGAAGCCGAGCTGGGTATTGTCGATCGAGGAGCGGCGCTTGCCCGACATCAGGCGTCCGACCCCCGGAAGCCCTTGCGCTCCGCAAGCTCGAGCAGCTGCTCGTCGCTGAGTTCGCCGCGACCGGGAACCGTCCAGAGGTCGCGCCGGCCGCCGGTCACGCTGGACCTGAAGACGATGGCGCCGCGCCGCTGGAGGTGGAGTTTCGCCTGCTCAATCGGGCAGCTGCGACGCTGCTCGCGATCCCGGTGCTCCGCCGCCATATTGGCCGCTTTCGTCCGGTCATAGGCGATCTTGCAGAGCTTGCCCGGCGTTATCGTACCCTTGAACGGCCGCAAATCGCCTTCGAGATTGCGTCGCATCGCGGCGCGTTGGACGGCGCGCGAGCGGAAGGCTTCGCGGTCGATCGGCTGCTCCTCGACGGGGGGCTGGTAGTCTTCCACCCAGGAGCGGAATTTGGGGCGCGTTTCGCTCATTCCGGGCGCGCCTCCAGCCGGCAGATCAATTCCCGCAGCGACACGTGGACGGGATTGACCTGGGCAACGATCGCGCCGGTCTCGCCCGGAAACACCTTGAGGAGCTCGCGCTCGTCGAACGGCTCCAGGCAGACGTCGCGCATCTGCGCGATGCCGAGCCCGTGATCGGTAAGCACGTCGCGCACGATCTCGGCGACGACCGGGTTGCGGTCGGAGTGGTTGCGCATCACCTCCGCCAGCGCCTGGAAGAAGCCGCGGGTGAGCCAGTTCTGCTCGATTTCGTTGATCACGAGCATCAGTCGCGATCCCACCAGAAGCAGCGGCGCGGCTCGGCCTCCGGCACCGGCGCCGGCATGCCGCGACCGGCGTCGCGGAGCGCCTCGACGGCGTGTGCTCTTGCCCGCCAGCGCTCCTCGGCCATGCGATCGCGCGCAACTTTCAGCGGCAGGTTGTGAGCGAGCGCATATTGCAGCTCCTCGCGATGCCGCCGCATCCGCTCGATCGACGCCGGCGCCGTCATCAGAGCGCCCGCCAAACGAGCCAGCCGCCCAGGCCTATCCAGGGCAACAGGGACAGCGCGAACAGCGATAAGACGACGGAACTCTGGCGAGCTGTAAGGCGCCGCGGCTCGAATTCGGCCGAGTCATACCGGCGGGGATCTAAGACAGTGCTCATGCGCGGCCTCCGTTGATGGAAATCGCGACCTCGCAGGCGTCATAGGCGGATTGCAGGGTCGCATCGGTGACCTGGGCCGCTCCATCGAGCAGCAGGCCGAGGACGAGGTAGGCTTCGCGCAGCGCAGCCTCGGCCTGTTCGGGCAGACCGCCGATCCCGCTGCCCTTCGGCGTCATTCCTCCGAGCTGGTCGAGCGCGCCCTTCTTCTCGGCGAGTGACATGCGGGCGAAGGAACCGATGAAGGCCGACAGCCGCTTTTCTTCGGGCGAGCGCGTCTGCTTGGGCGCGTTCCGCTGGAGCGCCAGAGCGTCGGCGACCGATTTCGGTTGAGCCCCGCCGAGCGCCTTGCCCGGCCAGCAGAGATATTCGGCGACGCCGGTCTGCTCGGCCTCGTCGAGCCGGGCGAGCTGGCGAAGCTGGCTCGCATTCGTCAGCAGCGGATGATTGTGCTTTCGGAGCAGTTCCACGGTGCGCGGCGCGAGCCGCCGATGGAGCATCAGATCATATTCGATCGTCCGGCGGCTGAAGCCCGCCGTTTCGGCGATCTCATCGGTCCAGCCATATACGTCCGCAACGATTGCGGACGTATCATCCGCCTCATTTTTAACGACTTTCTGCCAGCGCGCATTCGCCGCAACCTGTTGCGGGCTTGCATTGGCTGCGACGCCGGAGCGAGCCCGCAGCAGATCGTACATGTCGGCGATGAAGGTGGCGCGTTCGATGGGATCGAGGCCGCGGCGGAGCAGGTTCTCGGAAATCTCGCGCATCCGCCGATCGGCACGATCGGCCGAGACGACGATCGCCCGCAGATATTGCATGCCGACGATGCGCGCGCCTTCGAGGCGGTGCCCGCCTGCCACCAGCGTCCAGTTTTCGCGGCCGGGAAGGCGGCAGACGTCTATCGGCGTGATCTGGCCGTCGACGAGCATGCTCCGGCCGATGCCCTCGGCGAACACCCGGTCCACCGGCCGTAGCCGCTCGCCCATGTCGATCTGATCGACCGGCAGCAGCACCACTTGGTCCACAATGTCGGGTGCCCCGACCTCAATCGGATTCGCCGCCATGTCTAGCGGGCCTCCGAATTTAGACGATGCGCCGCTGGATCGGAGGGGCTATCGTCCGAATGTTCGGAATCTTGCGGGGGTAGAGGCTTGCTCAGTGCGTCTTCAATAGCTTTTGCGACGCGCTTCGATTGCCGACCGCGCAGCAAATCGTGGACCGATTTCGCCGGGAGACCGTGCTCCCTCTCGAATGCCTTCACCGTGCCGAACCGCTTTCGCAGACCGGCCATGATGTCCTCTTTGTGGAGATCCGTGACCATAAAACCGTGCTTTCCGAATGTTCGGGCCAACTTTTCGGAGCATAAGCACGGAAAACGGTGCATGACAAGGGGATATGCGTAGAATGTCGGGCACGATCGAGGAGGTCGGCGCCCGGCTTCGCCTGGAGCGGTTGCGGATCGGACTAGACCAGGCGGAGCTGGCCCAGCGGGTCGGCGTCAGCAGGAACACCCAGGGGCAGTATGAAAGCGGGAAGACGCCGCCGAAGGCGGACTATCTGCTCGATATCGAGGCCCACGGCGTCGATATCGGCTATGTGCTCACCGGCCGCCGCGAAGCGGTCGATCCCGGCGACATCGATCAACGGTTCCTCGACCTGTTCCGGTCACTCGACCGGCGCCGACGCGAGGCCTTGATGGATTTCCTGCTGGCGTTCGCCTCGGCGCCGATCGACCCCACCGAACTGGTCGGCTCACGGCGCCTTTTGCATGATCGCACTCAGGAGTTCCGAGGAAGGAAAGGGGAAAGCGATGGATAAGCCGCCCGCGACGCCGATGACGGGAACTTCAAAGCTGTTTATCGCGGCAATTGGCGTGGCCGTCGTGGTGCTCATTCTCTCTGCCATGTTCAATCCTCCCCAGCCGCCGGTGCGGGTGAGCTTGGAGGCACTGGAAAGGGCCTTCGACGCCAACGAGGTTGGGGCAATGCAGAGGTACGGGTCGGCGCCGCTGGCGGTGACCGGCAAGGTTTCCTCCATCTCCCTCGATTCTGATGACGATGCTGTGATCAGCTTGGAGAGCATCGGGCTCCTGCCGGTTCACGCGGGTATCGCGCCGTCAGCGGCCATGGCGGCCGGCAGTCTTAGCGAGGGTCAGGGGGTGACGCTCACCTGCAATGAGCTAACCGAGTTCATGGGCAAGCCCGTGCTGGATGACTGCACCTTTTGACGAAAACGGTCCCACTTAGCGCGGCACCGAAAAGGGGCATGGCACCCGCTTTCGCCCCTTCGGCCGCAGATTTCCGCGATTTCCGCTAACTGGGCCGTCGCGCCCGAACTGGGACCACCCTGGTCCCACTTTCCGCTGCGCCGCCGGCGCCGTCATTGGCCCGCCACGCCCTTATCAGATCCAACAAGATGGGCGGAAAACCGTCTCTAAGAGGCCTTTTATGGGGCTCTTACGGGCGGCCGGCGTCTATCGGCCCGACTCCGGATTGTCCTGTCGGAGCTGTGTCTAAAACGCCCGCCACTTTAGACACAGCCGCGCCGCCCGATTTTCGGCCCACCCAGCCCGAAACCCGCAGAAAAGCCCGATTTGTCCCACGTAGGCCCACTCGGTCCCGCTCAATCCCGGCCACTCCGAGAGGTCCTGTCATCTAACATCCGGTGCCGCGATGGCGGCG